GCATACAATCGAGTCATGTACCGTCAGCACGACACGATATTTCTTAGCTATTTGTAGCATTTGTTCACCAATAATGCAACGCGCTATCGCTTGGCATACGTTCTCGATCACCTTACCGCCATATATTCTGGTGCGACCACGCCTTGTTTTGTAGTCAAACTCTACACCCTTATCTGTCTGTGTAAACTGTAGATCATCATAGCCTAGCTTCAGTCCTGATGGTAACAGTATCGCACCGTCAACCACCTTGAGTACACCTTCTAGTCCAAATTGAATGTTCTCACCACGTGCCAGTCCAGTAAGCATGTTCTGAGCATCGCGCCATAGTTGGTTTATCTTCCAATTCGCTTCTCTGTAGATACTAATAACACGCCGTGCTTCATCAAGTTCCATGTCAAAACCAAACGTCTGCAACTGTGCTTGGAACTTCACCGCACCCATACCATAACCTGCACCAAGAATTGTAGTCTTACCCACAAACCTTTGATTTTTATCAACATCTTCTTCGGGGACTCCGTAGATGCGTGAAGCCATCTTCTTGTAAACATCTTCTCCTGCGTTGAATGATTGGGTCAGGTCATCTTGCTCGGCAAGCCAAGCCAACACCCTCGCTTCAATCTGTGATGAATCACAATCAATCAGAGAACACCCCACTGGTGCAATGATACTACGCTTGAGTTTCTTCCCATCGCGTCCACGACTTGGTAGATTTTGCAGATTAATCTTGTCGTCGCCACCCCACCGTCCAGTGTGTGCCGCGTAGTATCTTACAGGTACAGGCAACAGGCCACGCTTGGATATATCAATGAACCTCTGTGTCCGTGTCTCTTCCAATGTACTTTTATTACCAAGCCTTGCCGCTACAAGAAGTTGCACCTTCTCGTTCTCATGTTCTTCGAGTGCCTTGAACCCCTCGTCAGACTTAGCAAAGGCAAAGGTCTCTTTACCTGTAGTCGGACTTACCTTCATGGGGGGCTTCACACCTAACTGCTCTAAGAGTTCAGCAAACTTAGGGTTTGACATAAGATCAGCTTTCTCAACTTTAGCGCTGCGTAACAAGTCATCCTTACGAGAACGTGTTTCCATGAGATGTTGTTCTAACAGATTCAAATCAAGGTCTAAGATAGGCTCAATAAACATACGCAATGTACGGTCTATCAGCTTGAGTTCATCCTTTGGAAACCCCTTGACCATGATAGAGAAGAGTTTGTATGTCAGGTCTACGTCATTAATACAGTAGTCACCGAACCTACTTAGTTCTTCCTCTGAGAAATCTCTTCTTTTCTTTCCGAGGGTGTTGAGTACCTCGTCTCCTTTAACTCCGATCTGATACCTCTCAGCCAACGCCTTGAGACTACTAGAAGTTTCCACCCCGTGAAGAGCACGGGAGATACACAAAGTATCGGTATACACGCGAGGATAAATATTGTAATGCCAATTAAGAATAGCACCATCGAACATAGTATTATGGCACAGTACCATAGACTTCGCCCAATCAAAGGTGTGTAAGTAACTCTTGAGTTGTTCATGTGTTCCACTCGCCCACTCCGTTTCTTGATTGTTAACTTTGATACCAACCCCAATCACTTCAAAGTTGGGGTCACGTACGTACGCTTCAGTTGTCATCTTACGTAAAGATGTTTCCTTGTCATAGAAGGTCTCGAAGTCCAGTGTAATTAGATCCATCACTCTTTCCCCACGTTATCTTCTTTCGGATAATATACGTCTACATGACACGCACATTTAGGACAGCTTAGGTTAGTTACTATAGACCAATTAGAATCTTCTTCTTCTATGTCGTGATCTCCACCCCATATTAACTCCGTTTTACAGTGCCAACAATTCATCATTCTTCCTCCACTTCACACTCATAAGCAATACCAACGTAGGCCATGATGTCTACGTAGTGGTCTCTCTTGAGTGGACTTGTTCTCCTACGTGCTAACTTTGTAGCAATATGGAACATAGGCACTTCTGATGGTTTTATCTTGTGCCCTGTCATAGCATTAAATATATTTGCTATGTGGGTCATATTCTCCACAGGGTCACCGTAATCTTTGTTACGTTCACCAGACGTAAGGCTCGATGCTTCGGCAAGTAAAACACTGCGGTTAGCGTCTTTCTTGAACTGTTCTTTCACGAAAACTTCTTTTGGTGTACCTACGCGAGCTAGTGTTTCTTTTGCGTAGCTATATGAACAACCAACCGCCTTGGTAATCTCATCTGCCGTAGCCAGTGGGTTATCTAACAAGTACTCAAATACTTTTTCTTCTACTTTCCGTTTCTTCATTTCTCTCTCCCTAAATATTGTAGCCTTTTAATCTCAGCCCTTCTACAAATTTTTTTAACTCTACTTGTGCGGCGTTGTACATTGTGTCTCCTATCATAGTACGATGTTCATCCGCTTGGCGTTCGTAGTTGTCTACCTGTTTACGTAAGAACGTCAGTTCCTCTTGTTGTGCAGGGGTTAGTTCCATCGCTCCTCCTCGTTCATATCAAACTCCCATGTCTCTTTATCCCAAGGGTAATAACCTTTGTTCATTGTAAATCCTGCTACAGGTAATGACCGCCCTCTCTGTATACCACTTTGAATACTCCATCTCATGTTGCATGTGTGGCAATGGTAATAGCTTCTAATCCTACGCCCTACGCGTCTCCATTCTCCTGTCTTTTCTACTGTGTCACTAAGACACCACTCACACTCCATAACATCTCCTCATGTGCCTCCCATTTACAGATGAGAGGACTAAGCTTATCGTGCCTTACCCGACAAGATCACCGTATGGAACTTCGGAGGACGGCTCTTGTTGCGGTGGATATCAAGGGCACAAAATATAAAGCCCCCATATACGCCATTACCTCTCACCGCTTAGTAATACTTCAACGTCATTCATATTCTCTTCATTAACAACTATAGCGATTCCACGCTGTGCGTCTATATCTCTTAAGTTCTTTTCCTGTAATGGTGTAGGTGTGTTCTTACCTGCTTTACATTCAATACCAAAGAACTTCCCTTGATAGCACCCAACTATGTCAGGCACGCCGCTACCGCCGTAGCCACCTGTGACTGGGTAAAAGTAATACGCTCCCATAGCTTTAAGGTGTTTAACTACAGTTTTCTTTACCTTCGCTTCTGGTGTCATCGCCATGTTTTTACCTCCAAAAAAACTGGTTTCACATAGGAGAATGTGGACACCCCCCTATGTTTAATCCCTAGCCATTGGCTAGCATGTTAATCTAAATAAAAGGTGTCAGCACCTACAAAGTTAGTCTTTCGCATACCAACACCTTTAATTTTCCTCCCACGCTCTACCATCATTAACACAGACACGCGGCCTTTGATAAACTCAGGTAGTGCATCCCAATGGTCATAGCTATCTTCTAATGCATTGTCAACACAATTCATACCAATACATCGTACTCTGATATTATTTGTATCAGGATCTGCCCACACTTGGTATAACGTGTCAGAGGGAATATCAGATTGAGACATAGTACATACCATCTCCCAACGCGTAGCCTACATCCTCAACATACTGATCTTGTGATAAGATGTTTACAACAGATAGCTTACCTGCCAGCTCCTGGGGAATCGTATCGTCGGTGTAGGTCTTTAAGCCCTCTGCGTTGAACATCGACCTGTCTCGTAAATAATGTTTGTTAGCGTTATCTATCGGCAATACATCAAAGTGTTGCGTACCGAACTTCTCATAAACCTTGACAAGACACAGATTTAACATCTTGGCTTCGGATATTTTATGCTCCTGTTGAGACGTTATGAAGTCTTTGACTTGTTGCCCAAACGCGGGGTCTATGAACACATGCCCAGAGTTGGATAGGTGTTCCATCTCACGATACATAGCTTCGCTTGTAAACAATTTATCTTTAATATCCTTCGCGTTCTTACGTACCTTATCACGTGCCGAACCAAATTGTAGCTTCACGTTGTGTACTGTTTCCACCGCTATGTCAATCATATCAAAGTTCTGAAGATACCGCTTCGCATTCTTCACACCGTCTTTCAAATGTATAGACATTGCCATATGACGTTGGTGACTGTAGGTTGAATACTTCATATTCCGTATCTTATGAGAATACACAACGTAGTTACTGTCTCCCTTACCACTTTCGCGGAAGTCACCAAAGGCAATATACCCCATGCAAAAGGGGTGACCTTCCATGTACACATATGCTTGGTACGTATTTTTGTATTCAAACTGTAGACCACGCATCTCTTTACTCAGTTGAAATACAAACTCTTGTATCTCAGGCATGATATCAGAGTGTCCTCCTCTATATCCTTTACCTTTAATATCGCTCACGCGTTTTGCTTCATAGTTCATTTTGTTTTCTCCTCTTCTCTATCTTGGTTAAAACATTTTTTACACAACAATCCTTCTTCGTGGGATTTTAAGTCTTCAGGATAATCCCAACCACACCAAGAACATTCTTTATGCTCATCATAATAAAAGATTATGCTAGGCATTTTATCTCCTAGTTTTTTGTCCTTGATCTCAAGTAACTCATCGGCAGAGAGGGTGTCAGCAAATGCCCAATTAGTATGCCCATATTCGCTATTGCAAATATCATCTATTTGCTCTGTTATATCTCTACTCATTTTGTTTCCTCCTTGTTATAAAATTCATCATAGGCTTCATAGAAATCAGATTTATACCAACTCCAATCGTCGTAAAAATAGCGTACTTCGCCTTGTCTCCAAACTCCCCATTTGCCTATAAAAGAAAGCCAATTATTTTCAAAATCATCTGGGTCATTTCCAAAATCATCATCACCAATTTCGATTGACCCGATACCTTCTTTATAAAAATCCTGATAAGCAAGTGTATCCACTATCTTGTTTGCAAGTTTTATTGCGTTAACTCGATCAAACACTCTTTTTATATCTTCACTCATTTTGTTTCTCCTTGATTATAATTTCAGCCGACCCTTCTATTGTAGATACGAGTTGACAGTATTTATTGATGAAGTCGTTGTACCTCGCCCGTAGCGTCGGCAAGTCCACATCACCTCCTAACTTGTTTTCTATATTATCACGTTCACTCCACAGTTGACGGTCACGTAAGTACTGCCACACCTCATATTGAAACAGACTTGTTACATGCCTGTGCCACTCTGGATCACATATAACATCAGAAAGATTTTGGTTATGAAGGGTGTACCAATTTGAATGGCCGCAATGTACCTTAATTTCTTCTTGCATCTTATTGAAGTAATCAAAGTCAGTGCTTGGCAAGATATTGTACATACTCACTACATACTCTAGTAGCTTATCACTGTATGGTTTGATCTCTGCTTTACGCTTCTTGTCCACACGCTTCTTGGGGTGCACATACTTATACGTGTCACCACGTACACGCCATAGATGCGTGTTCACCTCTCGCTCGAACTCAAGTGGATAGTCACCCTTGGGTAGAAAGTAATCGCGGTCTTTCTGATATTTCTTCCCATCGCCATGCTCTATACCAACGTACTGTTTGCCGTTGTCACTGTAGAACACCATGTTACTCGGCAACGCGTTCTCTAGCATAGTGTAGCGTATTGTATGTGCACTGTTATCTAGTCCGTTGCGTATGCGTATCCGCTCCCTCGTTCCATCGTATGTCCAAAGTATCGGCGCGAACTCCTGTTCTTGTTTGATGTCCGAAGGTTTTAAGGTGCGCCTGTCATACCACTGTCGTGTATGCTCACCCAGACCATCGTAGTCACCGCCGTCCATCAGACCGTAGCAATTATATGAGAACTTCTTTATACGTTCCCACTTACGGTTGCGCGGGCCGAGTGGCCTTATGTCATCTGATAGCGAGTGCTTCTTACTCACCATCGGCTTGGTTGTGTTGTACATTTCCTCCACTCTGTGAAACGTATCCAGATTTGTTTTGTAGTGTCTATATGACATTTTGTTTTTCCTCTCTAGCCAGTGGCTACTTGTTTATAATATGTTAAATTTGCTTTCGTTAGTTATATGGCCTTTAATGAGTTCATATGTATGCTTGTCGATCTCGGTTCGTAGTCCTAGATAGTAACGATCACCCGAAGCATTGGTGTAACACTGTTCTTCGTCACTCCATTTTGCAGTGCTATTATCAACAGGATCACACCTATCACGCACAATTTCATGGTGTGCATCAAGATCATCTCTTTCGGTTATAAACGTAACGGTGTTTACACTGTACATATTACCTGTATCATCAGAGTAATAGCCGATATCTGCTAAGTAATATCTCATCTTCTCCTCCTTACATATTGTTTGATTTGACGTGGACTACTTTACCCACGCTTGGTTTCGCGGTCTTATTATCTAAGACTGTCCACAGTACAGGGCATGTCCACTGACCCCAACCACCGTACAGGTAACCATCTGTTAACACGATAACGGCTTGTGGTTTAATGCCATGCTCGGCCATATACTCTGGCACACACTCTACATTCGTACCACCGCCACCTCTCGGCTTGGTTGACTTGACCAACGTATCCAGTTCATGTGTCTCGTACTTCTCATCACGACACACCTCGGTATCCCAATACAACACGCGTACACATGACGGCTTGACCGTATCACAGATAGACTTGATCTCAGACAAGAACACCGACAATTCATTCCTGCCAATCGAGCCTGATGTATCAATAGCTAATACCAGTTCCTCGACCTTCTCAGAGATACCGCTTGGCATATAGATATCCATACCAATGTATCTGCGGTTGGGCTTGTTCCACGTAGAGTAGTCACTCCCTGCACATGTAGACGAGATGAACTCACGCAACACCTCACGCCAGTTGACTTGGGGTTCAAGTAGCTCACCCAGATCACGCGCACCCTTGTTGCCTAGCTTCCCTGCAACCATGTCACCTTGGCGTATCGCTTCGTCGATCTCACGTTCGAGTTCTTGCTTCTCGCCCTCGGTCATCTCCTTCGCACCCTCGAAGTCATGGTCATCGAACGGCTCACCGATAGCGGTGTTTTGTTCACCTGTGGTACTTGAATCACCTCCGCCATTAACGTCGCCATCACCTGATGACGTGTTACCTTGTTTCTTCTCATACAGTAGCTTGAACACTTCCTCGGTATTCATACCCCGATACTTCTCATCGAGACACCCACCATCGATCCACTCCACGAACCCATTCTTGTTCTCGTCCATGATCTGTATGTTGATAACATAGTCCATTGCCATGTTTGTCAGTTCAGGATCTAGCTTGGCCAGATGTTGGTAGTTGTGAATGTGTCTGTACATCTTGTGTCCTACTTCGTGCAGTACAAGAAAGCGCAGTTGCGGATCGGTCAACCCTGCAACAAACTCACGACCATAGTACTCATCTCTACCGTTGGTGTAGGCAGTTGGTACATCATCTTTGATGCCCCTCTCACCCACCATCAACACACCAGACAACGCGGCGTAGTCATCGTTGCCCATGATAGAGACAACGGCCTTGGATAGGCGTTGCTCCTCAGTTAGATTATTTAACATTAACATTTTGTTTTCCTCTCTAGCCAGTGGCTAATTAAAATGGTGGTTCATCGTCGGGTTCTTCGGGCAACCATACGATATCGTATTGAAACATCGCCCAAAGAAACTCACGTAGATTTCTACCATATAACACCTTACTTCTTATCAGCAGTGAACATATACGTGTTGTCCTTCGCCCACTCAGTGAACTTGGCGTTAGACATAACCACGTCGATCCTACTGTACTTCGGGTTCCTCGCACCATTGACGAACATACCTTGGGCTTCTTTGTTTAGCCTTGGCATGTAGTCCATCCACGCGTTGATCCAGTCTTTCTCCATCGATGCCAATGATCTGTACACAACCATACACGTGGCACTCGCACTGTCTGGAACCCTCGCGTTCTTGGGATCATTCTTGATACTGTCGAGTGACGGTAATTGATCCGCTAGTTTGACAAAGGCCATCATGTCCATCGCACCTTGCTCACCGATAGTACCCATGAGTAAACTTGTTAGGGTGTGATCATCTATCGACCCTCGTGCGTGCAGTAAGTCGGACGCCATATGTAGGGAACGTGGTGTCGTAAAGGCCGTGCGTTGTAGTTGTGGGTGATAGATGTATGGGTTCTCAGTTGGGTCTTTGACATCTTCGAATGTCTGCAATACCGCAGGGAAGTCTTTGACAAACCCCAATACCGATGGGTGTACATCGTTGTTGATACCCCACTCGATCCACTCAAGGTGGTCAGGTTTACGTATCTTAACAGTTGCTACACGATCACGTTGATGTGGTAACAACATATCACCAACGCCCTCTGCTCCAAGGTTCGTCGTGGCAAACACGATGCTTCCCTCTGGTAGTTCATAGCTACCAATCTTGCGCTCTAGTATAATACGCAGTAGTGCGTTCTTCACCGCAGGGTTAGCTTTACCGAACTCGTCAATCATCAGTATGATAGGTTTGTTCAAGTGTACGCCAAGTTCTTCATTGGTTGCATAGGTCACATAGTTCTGACCATCTAACTGTGCCATCTTCGGTATCATAATGTCACCGAGATCCTTGGTGGTACAGTCGAAGTAACAGGGCGTATGGTTTGGTAGTCGCTCTGCTAGTGTCGTAAGCATCGACGATTTACCGATACCCATGTGACCTTGAGCAAGTATGGTTCGCTTGTCACCATATGCCACGATTGCATCTACGCATTGGTCAAGTGACACCGCGTACATTTGTGTTGCTGAATTATTCATTTGTTTTCCTCCTCATTAATTAAATTCCATAGTTCTTCTGCGAACTCTTTGCGACCTTCAAGTATCCCATCGTCAAAGCTATCCACATCTCCTATGTCATTTTCGTATTTGGAATATGCTTGGAGTTCACCTTCTATGGCATTGTTTATTTTCTCTATTAGTTTCATTTTGTTTTCCTCTTTGTTGTTAGCCAGTGGCTAGATTAAATACCGATTGTTGGTAATGATTTAAGAATGTCGTCCACGTTCTTCTTGGTTTGAGCGCGGAAGTGTGCGTCTTCACGTAGTGCATCAGGTGTAACACCTTGGAACACATACTCTAGTTGTTGACGTATCTTCTCCTTCTCAGGATTATTATCGAGATTGAAGTCGGCAAGCATATCAATGAGCATCGTCGCATTGGATACGAGCGTGTCACGGAATATGTTTTTCTTCTCGCCATCATTGAAGTCGATAGTCCTGGACATCTTTGTGAGTGACTCATGTAAACGTGTCCACACATCATTCATAGATTTCTGGAACATACCATTGTAGCTTGCTTCGCAGTCTTCTTGAACTTGCTTGAGTGCTTCGGCAGGTAGATCGACACGTATGTCACCTGCATCTGGACATGGGAACGTGTATATATTCCACGCGAACTTGAGCTTAAGTTCATCTAATGTTGGATAGTCACTCGCATTGAATAGGTCACCGAGTTTAGCCTTTGCTTGCTCTACTTGGAACTCATACTCCGTAAAGAACTTCTCACACAAACTATCAAACTCATTCTTCATGTCTGACATTGTGTTGGTGTAGTCGAAGTATCGCTTGGTTGGTATCAGGCGTTGACCACCATCGCTCCAAGGTGTCGTCATACTCACGTGCAAGTTACGTGCATTGCCCACGTGTCTACCAATAGCTTGGAAGATATCGCTATCACCAAGAAGAGATTTGTAAACATCTGCAACACCGCTCTTGGCATTGTTTGTGTTAACAACTTCTTGTGAAGCTTTCTTGTCTTTCTTCCTAAGCGTTGCTTGTGATATGCGTAGGTCAACCAGTAGTGCTGACGACGCAAGGGTTGGGGTTGATATTGTATTCATTGGTCTTCTCCTAAATATGATTGCATACTTTTTTCTGGTACGTTTTGAAGCAACTCTTCGATAGCGGTCATGTCACCCATGCCCACATCTTCTTTGATTTGATCTATTACTTGATCGATAATTTCTTTACTCATCTTCTCCTCCTCTGTTCCAATACTCATGGTTTGGATGTTGCATTATAAACTCTTTACGTAGGCGGTCATGTTCTCGTCTGGTTCTGACCACCTTGGTTAACACGTATGGCACGTAAACAAGTAGTGCCCCCACGTACATTGATATTAGTATTTCAAATGTCATTCTGTTTCTCCTCTCTAGCCAGTGGCTAATGATTTTTGGTTAAGGTGTTTTAGTTCTTCGACATTGGTGATACGCGTGTAACCTTGTTTAGGTAAGGGTACGACAGTCCAGCCGAGTCGGACTTGGGTCGCGTCTTGCTCACCACAATCGAGACAGGTCGTATAACCTAACATGGCTCGATCTACTGAGAATTGATTGTCACATTTCTTACATTGCATTTGTTTCTCCGTTTGTTGCTAGCCAGTGGCTAGGGGTTGTATGACGTGTTACTGTGTGTTGCGTCATAGTAAATAATTTTTTTTCTTGAACATACTTGCAGTATAACACAAGTATCGGGAAATGTCAAACAATGTGGTTACTTATTGTTTTCACTTATTTGGTGTTAAATGGTGGTGTTTGGTGTAATGTCCTGCAATGTTCCATAATGTTCCAAAGTGGTGGTCTGGAAGTGCTTGAAAAGATTGGAATGTTCCAAAGTTCCTTTTAGGTCAAAATTGGACGGTCTTGAGATGTGCGGATTTTAGAATGGAACAAATGGACTCGCGCAAAGGCGGATCTTACAGGCGGATAGTAATTTTTTACTTTTGGAACATTATAAAAATATATATATATATAGACCTTTTTACTACTACTACACATTACTGCTAGCCACTGGCTACCACCATTTACCACGAAAACATAATGTACCTTTTTCGTAAATATTTTGGAACATTATGGAACATTACACCCCTTTTTTGGAACATTGCAATAATATCAATAACTTACGTTGGAACATTCGCTCGACGCTCCGCAGTCACTGGTATCTTTTCTAGCCATTGGCTAACGTGTTATAGTGCGAGGCTCGGTGCGTCTGAGTCACTGGTATCTTAAAAATTTGGCACAAAAAAAAGGGGAGCAATTAAGCTCCCCAATAGTTTTATTTGATTGCTTTGAGCAATTCCAAAGTATTCTCTAATTGCTCTTGCTTGTCGAAGTCATCGACTTTTTCAATCTCTTTCTTGACTGCCGTCTTAAGCTTGGCAATCTCATCTTTAACACGTGTAAAGATATCACGAGGCGTATTTGCACCACCAGAGATTTGCTTGACCTTGCGGTTCTCGATGGCTTGTCCTAGCTTGTTAAGACCAGAGGTAATTTGGCCTTTCCAATGCGCTTGGTTCTTAGGTTTGCCACCTGTAGTAAAGTGACAGCCATTGTGATCTGGCGCCGTGTCATGGCCTTGTGCGTTCTTATTACTGATAAGCTTGATTGCTTCAGGTGTGAACCTAAGCGCAAATGCATCGCGTAAAGCTTGTCGATCATCACCTTGAAGATCCTGCTCACGTGTCCAACCAATCTTTATCAATTGGTCAATCAACGTTGACGATCTTTTCTGGCTGGCCTTGTGGCCTTTACTATCTTCCCTCACAAGGTGAAGTGTTCGGTCGCATAGTACTACGTTTGTATTGTTTGGCATAACTGCCTCCTATAAATATGCTAGCCATTGGCTAGCGGTTACATCGTCTCAAGGTTTCCCTTGCCGATAATTATTTATAACACGTGATAACGTGTTACCCTATGATATAGCGGAGTTAGCCATTGGCTAGACCATACCCGCCCCCCATGCCCCACTTTTGCCAGACTAGTTACATACATGTATATGTATTACTATTTTCCACAAATAATTACCGAAATTTTGAGTTTGGCGACCCCACACCCCCCTTATATAGGAAGACCCCCCTATAGGAGTCCCAAAATCCTTTACAAAAAAATTTTTTATATTATAACATGTTTATCGGCTAACAACCTGCGATATAGAAATGACTCTAGTAGTAGAACCTGAATTAGGTGTAAAAATAGATAAGAATACACCCTCTATTGATCTTAAGGATCGTATGGAGTCAGCAGCTAACACCGCAAAAGAGCTTGGTGAGCATGGGTTAAACGTAGAACCTACCAAGGAAGATAAGGATGTAGCAGCAAAACTTGCCGTTGCATACGCAGATAACCCAGAAAAAACCTCTAAAAAGGCCACACCCAAGAAAGTAGCCACACTTACACCCGCATCTTTGATCCTTACAGACAGCATTTTGCAGGAATTTGGTCGTTCTGTGGTAGAGAGCTCGGTGCAAATACGTCACCTTGTGACAAATAAGCTACTATTGGAGACAGATAACCCTGATCCGCGTGTACGCATACGTGCATTGGAGCTTTTGGGTAAAATTAGTGACGTAGGACTGTTCGCAGAGAAGTCTGAAGTGACAATAACGCACCAGTCTACGGACGATATTAAGGAAAAACTACGAAGTAAACTCGCAAAACTCGTAAATCCGCCTCAAGAAATAGAAGATGCGATAGAAATTGACGGTGAACCCGTAGATGTGAGTAAAGAACTCGGTATTGACGACTCCGAAGAGGGGTTTGACGATGAGTGAAGCTGCTTTGGCCTTCACTGAAGAAGAAATCCAAGTAATGTTGGACAATTTAGACCATTATAGCACAGATGAAGTGGCAGAGATTGACCGTATGGTCGATGAACTGAGTGTTCGCAAAGAAAACACCCTTGCTTATGATGATCTGATTGAATTTTGTAAGAGGATGCAGCCTGACTACATCGTTGGGAAGCATCACAGACTATTAGCAAATATGCTTATGGGTATAGAACGAGGAGATAAAGACCGTATATGTGTAAACATACCACCACGTCATGGTAAATCTCAACTTGTGTCTATATTTTTCCCTGCATGGTTTTTAGGAAGGAATCCGAACAAGAAGGTTATGATGGTGTCTCATACCACAGACTTAGCGGTAGATTTTGGACGTAAAGTACGTAATTTAATCGCTACAGATGAGTATTTATCTATATTTCCCACAGTTAGGTTGGCTTCTGACTCTAAATCAGCGGGTCGTTGGAACACTAACTCTGGAGGTGAATATTATGCGTGTGGTATTGGTTCTTCTATTGCTGGGCGGGGTGCTGACCTCCTGCTCATCGATGACCCACATTCTGAACAAGACGTCATTAATGGAAATTTCGAAGTGTTCGAAAAAGCCTACGAATGGTTCACATTTGGGGCGCGTACTCGGCTTATGCCTGGAGGTCGCGTTGCCATAATACAGACACGTTGGCATATGGATGACTTAACAGGACGTGTTGTAAGAG